CTGGAAGCATTTACCCAAGCCACTACAGCAACGACTACTTCAAATGTATCCTGAGTTAAAAGAGCTTTACGAACAATCCCTAACTGATAGTGCTTTGAGGAATACCCCAGTATGGAAACAATGGGAAGCTCAAAGAGATGCTGAAAAGGATAAATATTATGACTACGGCAATAACTTGGTTGACCGGTTAATAGGTGGTGAGGTAGATACAAGAGAACTCCGCGAGGCGTGGAGTGATGCTGGTAGGACCTATGGAGCTGCTATTGATGTCATTCAAGGTACACCGGCTTACCAGCAAATCTACGACTACTTTGAGAAGAGGCGGGAGCAGGGGGCTAAATACGACTGGAATCTTGAGCTGGCTTTAATGGAATATCAGGATATTCTCTTTCAGGATTACCTTGATGAGAATGGGGATATGGACTGGGATGCCAAGGATAGAGCCGTTGCTGCTTACATAGAGGATTGGGGTGAGGAGACTTATGAGATAATCAGGCAGATGTATGCCGACAAGAAGCTGCTTGAAGGGCTATCACCAGTTCTCACTAGACTAGCTGATGACAAGGACAAGCTGGGCAGGGAATACTGGCAGTTACCCTGGAAGCCGATTATAAAGATGGATGAGGATGAAGTCCCAGTTGAGTTTTTGGCTCAATGGAAGCAATATCAGGCATTAACGACTGATGCTGAAAGGGAGGCGTTTCTCAAAGCTCACCCCGATATGGATAAGGACTGGCGGGCTGAGTATCGTCTGGCTAATCCCGAAACTGATGCTATGCTGGCTCTGTGGGGTTATGGTGGCAGATTACAAACCAAAGAGGCTTATGACCTAGTTACCAAATGGAGCCAGGAGCTCGGGATACCACTAGCCCAGATGGGGCTAGGCTTACCCTCTCCGATTCTCATAGATGATTATTTCGGTTATATTGATTTAGCCACAAAGTTTAGCGGAAATAGTGCCGAAGCTAAACTCTGGAGATATGAACACCCACAATTTACAAACTGGGCGATGGAGAATTGGGGTTGGGAAGGCACTATAGATTACAGGGGAATGGACTATTACAAAATCCAAATCAAGTGGCGGGATGAGCAAGCTGAGTATGATGCCTTAGAGGACAAGGATGCTAGGGAGAAATATCTTGCCACTCATCCTGACTTTAGGGATGACATACGCCGACTTCAAGCCTTAGAGTATGAAATCCCTGAAGACCTAATAGAGAACTATGTTGAGTATTACTCACTGCCGACAAGTGGTGATTGGCGAGATAGGTATAGGTTGGAAAATCCTGACTTCGATAAAACTATGATGGAGATACAGGGGTTGATGCCAATTGAGCCAGATAAGGTTAAACCTGAAGCATACGACCGGATATACCTAGACTGGCAAGAACTCTTTGAGGCTTACGAAAGCGTTACTGGCACAGCTACAGAGCGTGACAAGGCTAGAGAGGAAATACTTAAAAATAACCCTGAGTTTGCCAGAGCTAGGCTGCTTAGAAAAGCATATGGCGAGTATATACCTGAGACGCATATTGAAAGCTATGCTGATTACTACAGCCTTCCTGAAGCTGGCTGGGACCAGGAGCGCTTCCTACTAGCACATAAGGATTACTATAACCAGGTGTGGCTAGGCATACTTGAGAATAAGCCCATTGACTTTGATAAAGTCCCTGCTGTGAAGATAGAGGTGCTACTGGATACATACTTCAATCTTCCGAGTGGTAGCCCGAGGTTGCAGTTCAGGTGTAAACATGAGGACTTGGATGACTTCTTGGTTCTTGCCTACGAGTATAAACCTTGTTATGGCACTTATCGGTGCGGTGTTGGTGAGAAACCTGAGGAGGAAGAGGAACCGACACCTTGGGAAGAAATTGCTGAAGCTCAATCTATTAAGGATTGGATGGAGAGGCAATTGAAATAATCAAGAGATTTATTCAATAAATAGAGGTCGAGCAAGCCTTAGTCAAATATTCTGGCTAGGGCTTTTTTAATGCCCGTCAAATATTCTGGCGGGTTTTTACATTCAAGGAGGTCTATAAAAATGGGCGAAACTGATAATGTCGTACAGGACCCAGCTTCTGTCGAGAAACCCGGGAGTACCTCAGAACCCGAAACCCCTACTCTTACTGAGACTCAGGCTAAAGACCGAGAGACCAAGGCAGTGAGTGATGCGTTGGCTACTGCCGGTAGGACAGCAACGAAGCTGACGCAGAGGGAGACTGCGGTTAAGGCACAGGAGGATTCCTTCAAAGAACGGCAAGATGCACTAAACGCTAGAGAAAAAGAGCTAAATGACCGTGATGAGAGAGGCTTTGAAGGTAATGCCGAGGCCATAACTTCAGTCAAAGCCAAAGCACAGCTTAGGGCTGACCAGCGGCAATTAGCTGATGACAAGCGGGAATTAACTCGGGATAAGGCACAGCACCAAGCAGATATAGAGGCTACTAACGCATCCAAAAAGGAAATTGAAATCTGGGAGATAGCCCAGAGGCATGGTGTTGATGCTAATGCTCTCAAGGAACTTAACCTTGACACTCCTGAGCAAATAGAATCTGTGGCTAAAGCTATGGCTGCTGGTAAGGCTAAAAAATCCACAGATACCGAAAGTGACAAAGAGCCTGATTCTCTGAAGACTAAAGGTGGTGGAGAGCTTAGTGACGACCAAAAACTCAAAGCGAGATACCCGACCATGAAATAAACAAGGAGGGAACACATGGGTACTATCAACGATACTTATTTGACCTTACTCGACTATGCTAAGCGCGAGACTCCCGGTGGCGGGATTGACGAAATAATTGAGGTATTGGCTGCTTCTAATCCTATTATAGCCGATGCCAATGTTTTGGAAGGAAACCTGCCAACTGGACATCGCAGTACGCAGAGGGCGACTCAACCTTCCGGCACCTGGAGGCTTCTAAACTATGGTGTTGCTGCTGAGAAAAGCACTACGAAGCAGGTAGATGACACCTGTGGAATCTTGGAGTCATACAGCAAACTGGATGTGGATGTAGCTTCACTCAACGCCAATGAGCGCGCCTTCAGAGCTTCAGAGGACAATGCCTTCATCGCCGGCATGAACAGCACGGTGGCGACCGCACTGTTTTATGGCAACCAGAAGACAGACCCAGAGCAGCTACATGGCCTCTCCCCACGCTACAACCTCACAACCGGGGATTACTCAAGCCAGATAATCAACGGTGGTGGTTCTGGCGATGACAACACTTCTATCTGGATTATCACCTGGGGACCTCAGACCTGCACTCTGATTTATCCAAAGGGAAGCAAGGCTGGTCTGACTAACGATGACTTGGGCAAACAGCTAGTCACGGATTCCAACAATCTTATGTACCAAGCCTGGGTTACTAGGTTCCAGTGGAAGCTGGGTCTATGCCTGAAGGATTACCGGTATGTAATTCGCATCTGCAACATCGACAATTCAGAACTAACGGCGGATGCCGCCTCTGGTGCTGACCTGATGAGCAAACTAGTTGACGCCTACTATGCTCGGCCGACTGTTGACCTGGGTAAAATGGCTAAAACCTTTATCTACTGTAATAAGACTATTGCCAAGTTCCTGCACAAACAGGCACAGAACAAGTCAAATGTCAACCTTTCTATAGACAGCCCGGCAGGTAAGCCAATAGTCAGCTTCCTAGATGCCCCGGTTCGAGTATGCGACAACATCACGGTTGCTGAAGCGACTGTCAGCTAACCGGAACGAAACTAATAAGGAGGATAAACATGTTAGTAGATAAGGAACTTCAACTGGATAACGAGTTAGACATTGGCTCCGGTCTCACAAGTCATGTCTCCACTAACACGATTGACTTGGGGGTTGCCAAAAACATTGCTGCGGGTAGGCCATTGTACCTAGTGGTTGTGGTTGATGAAACCTTTGCCGGTGGGACGAGTGTTATGTTCACGATAGTTACTGATACCACTGCAAACCTAGCTACGCCAACTCACCACGCCCAGACTATCGCCATTCTTCAGACTGACCTTTCCGCAGGTCGAGAACCAATCGTTCTACCTGTTGGGCAAATAGACTCCGACAGAGAACGATACCTTGGCGTGTACTACACTATTGATGGCACTTTCTCGGCTGGCAAGGTAACGGCTTTCATATCTCTCGACCCACAGTCTAACTGGTAAACAAACTTCTCAACTCGTTAATGGGAAAAAGCATGATAGGGGGAGGGCGAAAAGTTCTCCCCCTAGTAACTAAAGGAGGTTACTATTATGCCAGGAGGAATATACTGGAGAGGAATACAAAAATTCAAGCATCTTGAACGAGTTGCAGGTGGTTCATTGGTAGGGTTTGGTATTGAACAGCTAGGAGAAGTATACTATGTTCTTGGCGGAGAAGCTGCTGTTTTAGGAAGCGATGCCGATACAGGCACAAGCTGGAACCATGCCTTTGCCACCATTACCCGTGCATTAGC